GGTTCTTTGTATGGCATGGTGACAATGTAAGAGGTCATGGTGGATTTCCATGGTATGGTTTCGGTAAGAAACTAATGGGGTGGAAAACACTAGCAAGTAATGGCTTAATGCCTGACTTTGACTATGCAATAGCTGGTCACTTCCATACACCTACAACAATGTACGTTAATGACATTAGGTTATGGGTTAATGGAAGCACAGAGAGCTACAATACTTATGCACTAGAACAACTAGCTAGCATGGGTAGGCCCTGTCAGTACCTGTTGTTTGCTAAGCCAGGTCACGGAGTTACTGCTGAATACCTTGTAAATTTAGAGGATGTATAGCTATAATAAACATATGGCAAACTTAATTGTCAAGTCTAAATGGAAGTTAAGTAGTATAGAATACAATGGTATTGGTGAGAAACCAATAGTAATACTAGCTAATGACCAAGGTGATGTGAAGTTTGTGCCACTAGAACGGGGCATTACTAACGTTGCAGAACTAGTAGACTTGGGTAAAGAAGAAGAAGAATAGATTTATCTTATTCGTTCGTTAGACTTTCGACTTACTCACGAATAAGATAATATAAATAAGGAAAGGAACTGTTATGAATAATAACGTTGACTTGTTGTCCCCATTCCCACAAGAAATGGTGCGTAAAGCACCTGCTGGGAAGTTTGGAGACTACGTACCACACGCTAATTATGTAGAAAGACTACGTGATAGTGGTGTTACATACTCTTGGTCATGTGAACCAGTATATGGCAGAGTAGATGGAACTAAAAGAATAGTAGGTGCTAAAGGCACTATTACTATAGAAGGTATGGGTTCATACGATGGATTCGGAGATGTTGATACATTTAAATTGACTAACTCTAAGTTCAATGATGGGTCTAACCTTAAAGACGCAGAGTCTGATGCATTCAAGAGAGCCTGTATGAGGTTTGGTCTGGGTGTAGAGCTTTGGTCTGGTAGTAAACAGACTGAAGAAGAGGCTAGAGCTGCAGTAACTGAAGATAAGATTGAAGTTACTAAGGTTGATATGCGTAAGAAGGAGAACAAACCTTCTGCTGAGGATAAAGAAAGAATGAATGACATTATGGATAGCATTGTAGGGAATGATACCTAATGCAAGACATTAACTTTATCGCAGAAACAGTTAAGACTATGTGTAAAGATGTTGAGTCTACTGAAACTATAAAGAAGATAGTAGGTTCAGCTAATCAATACGCAAAGTTACGTAAATTTCCAATGGATAAATCTCAATGGACAGATGAACAGCTTGATATGTACTTTACATACATAGAAAGAATCATTGATATGCCTACTGAGTTTACTCAAGGTGACTTTGATACTATGAACATAGAAGAAAAGTTATCAGCTGTTGGAATAGAAACAGAAAACATAGAGTCAGGCATACAAGAGGCTGGCGATATGTTAGGAGGAGTAGTAAAGAAGATGGCAGAACAGAATAAATATCGTGAAGACCTTAAGTGTCCTTACTGTCAGTCTATGGTATATGACAATAGGAATAGTAAGAAGGGTGAGAAAAGCCCTGACTTCACGTGTTCTAGCAATGACCCTGCTATATGTGGTGGTCATACTGGCAAGTGGCGTAAGTCATGGTGGCTAGATAACTCTGATATTCCTAAGGAATGGAACTTGGAAGGAGAGAGTAATGATTCCTGAATCATTTAGAGGTGTACAAGTACCTCAACATATAAAGAATAAGACACAGTTAGTAGCATGGGTATTAGAAACCTTTATGGAATCTGACCCTATAACTAATTGGGAATTTGTGACAGAATTATATTGTCATAGATTTGGTGGAATATTATTTAACCTTAGAAAAGAAGGTTATAAGATAGTAACTCTACCTACAAAGAAGAAGGGACTAGTAAGTTATTACTGTACTGAGTTACCTTCGAGTAGCACTGCTACCATTAGCTAATGATAGAAGTAATAGTCGGGTGTTTGTTTCCTATGATGCTTACACCTGACAGTCTATCTGATTTCCAACAATGCCAAGTCACTGAAGAACATATAGAAAATGTAATTCCATGGTATTCATTGGTATCAGATTACTTTAAAGAGGAAGACATCCCGCGTGCTTTAGGGATTATACATTGCGAGAGTAGTGGTAGACCTACTGCGATAGGGAATAACTCTAACGGTACAAGGGATGTTGGACTCTGGCAGTTTAACGACAAGACCTGGGCATGGTTAAAACCTAAGCTAGGTATAGTAAGTGATAGGACTAATCCAAAGGTAAGCACAGCAGTTGCTGCTTGGTTAGTCTACAATGATGGATGGTATCATTGGAATAGTAGTAAGCACTGTTGGAAAGGAACTAGTAATGACTTATTGTATGTTAAAAAGAAATCATAATGCTATATAAAAATCAGAAAAAGATTATGGATAAGTTTAAACATGACTTAAACAATCTTAAGAACTTAACATGTGAGTTATGTAATGCAAGTTATATAACTGACTTTGAATTAGTTGAGTATTGTCCTGATTGTATAGAGAAATTACAAGACCAACTAAACGAGGAAGGGAGAAACCTTGAGTAAAGAACCTAAGATAGACTTAGATAAAGTATCTAATATCTTTGATAGTCCATTGACTATGAAAGAATGGGGTAATCAGTTTGTTACTGCATGTGGTAATCATGTATTTAAAGTACAACCTAATATGATAAAACTTAGAATGTTAATGGAAAGATTTGTATTAGATTATAACAAGCAACTAGGTGAACTAGACCCATTAGAAGAAGAAGAATAATGTTTAAGAGAACAAAAAGATTTCTATGGAAGATAGAGGAATGTCTTTACTTTATAGAGGTAAAGATAAGTAGATATATAAGGAGGAAATATGGCGGGAAATACATTTAAAGCATTTTCCAAAAGAGAAGAGAGAGACCACACTACATCTAATGATAGTAGAGATAAGTTTCTCATGTGGCAGAAAGAAAAGAAAGCAATAGCTGATGACCTATACATCTTTGGAGGTAGAAGGTTGTTAGGAGTAACGAATAAAGATGTGCCTATCTATGCATCTTATTCAGTGGATAGAGATACACTAGAAATAAAGGTAGCGTTGACACACGACATGGAAACAATACGTAAATCTAAGCTGTGTCCTAGAAAGATAACAGTTGGATTGAATGAGAACTCACCTGATTTAGATTGGTCTATGAGACCTAAGACTAAAGCAGACCATGGTGAAGTTACACAAAAGACTTTAAGTTATATAGAAGACTTGTTTGCCATAGCAGAGAGTCCTACTATAGCTAAAGTTAATGGTGAATGTAGTAGCTTATTGTTTATGTGGGTATCTAATTGTATATACACAGGTAGTACAGAAAAGAATAAAGCTTTATGGCATGATATAAAGACACAGTGGAGATTTCCATCTGGTGCGTACTTTACAGTATGGGGTTAGATATGAAAGATAATGAGTTAGATACATGTGAAACATTTATGAATGATAACGGTACATACATTACCATATGCAGCACTCCAAGACATAAAGGAAAAGATGGAGAGACAGTAATCTTCCATGGATGAAAAAAATTTATAGAAGACGTAAGTACAAAACTGTTGACGTCCTACTTAGAAAACGCTCCGCTTCCTCCACCAGTACCATGCTTAATAACAGATAGTCCTACACCACCACGTCTTGCTAATGCACTAGGCCCTTTAGTAGGCTTCATAGATGCAGGCTTAGTACCCAAAGGAATCTTTGCACCACTAAGAGTCTTACCCCAATATGTAACATTAGTTACAGGTTTAGGTTTAACTTTTCTAAACCAGTCATTATATCTAGGTACACGTACAGCATCAGATAAACCTTGACTATATTTAAGACTGACTCCAGGTGAAGAAGTATTTAAAACTCTAGGTATGCTACCTTTACGAGCTCCTCTTAATCCTTTTTCTACTGCTGTTGGGTTTTTAACTCTACCTTTACCTTGCTGACCTAAGCCAGTTACATTAGTACCTACAGACTTTGAACCTTTTATTTTAGTTTGATAAGGTCCATAAACTTGTGGTTTAATTTCCCAAGGATACTGTGTAGGTGGCCACTCAGCCATTACTTACCGTAGTTTTTAGCTTTCCTAAATAGGTCAGCTCTACCTTGAAACTTTAATCCTCTGTATACATGTGCTTGGTCTTCAGCAGTTAGAGTCTTTTGTTTGCTACTAACCTTACCGAATGCAACATCAGCTATAGCTTTATTCTGTGCTATTCTTCTGTTCAATTCACCTGGACCTAACCCATAATATCCCATACCAGTCATAAACTTTTTAGATTCTTCAGTAGGTTTATACCTCTTAGGCTTCATCTTGCCTGGTTTCTTAGCCATTATTTACTAATTTGTTTCTTAGCGTATGTCTTGATAACTGCTAATGCAGCACCACCACCAGCTAACGCAGCCAACTGGAGTGCTCCAGCGTCTACACCAACTAATGGAGCGACAGTCAAGGCTCCGATAAAGGCCTCGATGAATGTCCAAACGGTTCTTTCGATAACGTCTTTTAGTTCTTCACTCATTTTATAACTCCATGCTTC